GGCGGAGCCATTACGGTTCCGATGGCCCAGTTTTCGACGTAGAGCAGCCCGTCGGACAGCGATCCCCAGTACCACCGGTTCCGAGACTCGGCCGCGGACAGGCCGGAGGCGAGGTGGCGGTGGTAGAGGGTGCGACTCCCCACGACACGGTGGCCGGTCGTTCGGGCCGGGTTCCCCCCGACCATCGTGACGGCCCCTCCGTCCGTACGACGGGATTCGGTCGCCGTCGAGATGTAGGCGGCGGTCGCTTCGAGTTGCGCCGAGCAGAGAAGGACCCGGTCACCCGAGATCATGATCGGGTCGCCGGTGTCCGGATCGGTCATGGCCGCGAGGAGGTGTTCCGCGTTGTCGAGGTCGGTCCAGTCGGCAAGGACGTTGACCTGGTCGTTGACCCAGGGCGCCGTCGTCTGGAACGTGTTCGTCGCGGTCCCGTTCCGTTGGTATCCGTTGGTCACGCCGATGCACTCGTCGGCGATCCGGTTCTCTTTCCGCTGCGCGAGCCACGCGCCGACGGTCCCGGCCTGCCGGAACATCGTCCCGACCTTGTCGAAGAAGATGGCTTCCTTCGTCAGTTCGACGATGGTTCCGCGCTTCACGGTGTCCGGGGTGTCGAGGTACGCTTCTCCGAACCCGGCCCGACCGTACTCGGCGCCTTCCACGACTTCGTCTTCGTCCCCGTCGAGGTTGGTCAGCTGCGGGATCTTCTCGCCCGAGAACCGAGACGGCATCGTCTCGACCAGCCCGGCGAGCTTGAACTCCGGCCGCTTGTACGACTCCAGGATCTTCGAGAACACGATCTGGCCGTTGATGTTGAGGAACGCGGTGAAGCCGACTGCCGCCGACTCTTCACGCAGCATTCGGGGCGTCACAAGGCTCTGTTGCTCGCGAAACGGGTTCAGCAGCTCGAGGGTGCCTTCTCCGCAGAACGCTTCCCACATTTCTCGGTATGAGAACCGGTCGAGCCGAATCGCGTTGGGTTCGGTGGAGTCCGGATCCTGGATCTTCCGCTGGGTCGCGCCGAGGGCTTCACACAGGACTCGTTCGGCCTCTTGGATGCCGACCGACTTGACGAAGTTCTTGAGTCCGAGGTTCATGTCACTCCTCCTTACGCGGCCACCTGCGGCCCACCGTGAGAGATCGTTCCGACGATTTCGACGAGCAGTTCCGTGACTGCCGATGCTTGACGCCGATGCACACGCCCGATCGACCGTGCTGCGGTGCTGGACGCGATCACCTGCTGGTTGAGCAGCGCGGTTGCGAGCGCGTTGTCGTCCATCCCGACGAGGTCCCCGACTTCGAAAGTCGCCGAAGCACAGGCCATCCGCCAGACGCCTCCCGACGAAACACGGATCGGGTCCGTATCTCCCGAACGGGACTGGTCGAGGGCAATCCCCAAGAAGTTGTCGTGGAAGCTCTCCTGCGTCAGTGCGAGCGAAGAGAGGTACGTCAGGTCTGACGCTGGCTTCGCATCGTCCGTGTCGAGCCAGACCGCGTCGCCGATCTCGATGACGGTCGCGGAGTCAACCGCGACTTTCTTGATCTTGGCGTCGCCACTGTAGTACCGGTACGTGTTGGCCATCTCGTCCTCTCCTTACCAGCCGGTCGCTTCTTTGAAGCTCGCGACCGATGCCGTTCCGGTTCCGTTGGTTCCGGCCCCTGCGGTCTGCTGTTCCTTGCTGCGCGGGGATTGCTTGAGCGCCGCTTCTGCGAACTCTTTGCGGTCCGCGACGAGCGCTTTGACTTTTTCTTCGTCGGGCGCTGCGAGCAGCGACTCCATGAACACTTCGCTGACCGCTTCTTTCGGCAGCTTGGCCTCTTCGATGGCCTTCTCTGCTGCGCGCTTCTTCGCGGCGAGGGCCTCGGCGGTCTTGTAGCGGTCGTTCTCTTCGCGGAGTTCTTTGTTCTCTGCGAGCAGCTTTTCGCGGTCGGCCTTGGACTGGGCCGCTTCGGTGCTTTCCTTCACCGCGACCTCGATGAGGTCCGGGCGCTGTTCGCGCAGCTTTTCGATGGTGAGGTCTTTCCAGTCCATGACGACTTCCTCCGTTGAGTCTTCGTGCTCACTGGTGGTATCGGATGCCGAATCGGCATCCCCGCACTGAAGGTCAGAGCCTTCCCCTTCGAAGAGTCCTTTGACGGTTGCTCCTTGATCGACCAGGTCGACACTCCGGACGAAAGTGATCTCCTCGATCAAGTCCTTTCCGCCGAGCTTTGAGCGGGACTTCCCGCGCCCGAGATGCGAGAACCCGTACAGGTTCGGCATCCGCTTCGCGGCTTCCTTGATGCGCGGCCACAACGGGTGCTCTTTGAGGAAGTGCGCGTCGGCGTAGAGTCCATCTGCCCGACGTTCGACGTTTCGGATCTCTCCGAGCTTCCGCCCGACTTCGCGCGGCGAGTCGTCCTTCGGCGGGTGGTCTTCGCAGATCGGCGCGCCTTCGTAAATCCGATCGGTGTACGCTTTGTCGATGGCGCCTTCCGAATACGCCTTGTTCCCGTCCTTGCCGAGGATCTTGACGCCTTTTAGAACGCCGGCCTCTTCGTCGACCTGCGCTTCCCGCGGCCAAACGGATCGCTCCGAGAACGTCACGCTCTCGGACATACCAGACTCCTTCTTGCCTTTCGCCAGCGTTGCTTCGAGGTACTCCTGTGCGGCGGCCTTGACGTCTTGCGGGAGGTCCACGCCACCGCGAGCACCGCCGAGCGACGCCAGGGCGGCGCGCACGGCGTTCAGGTTGACCGTTCCATCCGGCTCGTGAACCGGGAGCTTGAGGTCACCTTTGGACAGCTCGCGGCCTTGCGACTTCGCGTGCGACCTGGCCCAGGTGAGGACCGGGGGCGGCACGGAGCGCATGAGCTGTTCCAAGCTGAATCGGGACGTGCTGCCGTCCCAAGTGGCGTTCGTGAACTTGTGCGATGGCATGATGCCCTCCTGCCGTGTTATCGGCAGCTGAGGTCACGCCTTCACAATTCTCTTGAGGAGCAAGACTTGACGTTCTCGTTCGGCCCATGGGTCCAAGCTGGATCGAGCGCACAGTTCGGAGGCCCAGTTGGCGGCCCGAGTGGCTGATGGAGCGCAGCACATGGCTGCTGCCCAGGCGATGAGCCGGGTTTCTTCTGTCACAGCATTGAAGGCTCGGTCTTCTGCCCGCGCCTTGGCGTTAGCGAGATCAGTTCCGCAAGCACGTTCGTTCACGAACCGCTCAGCAACATCGAGGGCGTGATACGTTGCTGGATGGAGTTGAGTTGCGGTGCCTCCCAGAATCCGATGCCGGACGCACTTGACTGCAAACCTGCGAAGCCGGACCGCATCTAAAAGATGCGGGCGCAGTACGAGCCAGAGGCGATTCTTCGGGTCGAGGTGGCCCAGGTCCAAGATGTCGAGACACGACATCGGTTCGTCGGGCAAAACAGAACAGATTCTTTCTTCCGTCCAACCGTGACACGGGCCCCACATCGAGACGTCTTTGCGAGTGCAAGTGCGCATCCTATGGCAACCCTGGCGACTCGACGCGAAGCGCTGACAACCTGGCGTCGATGTCAGCTTGGACCAATGAGCTTTGCGCGAGAAGGTCCGACTTCGAGATGGCTTTGAGGTCTGCAATCGACCGGAGCCGATCCGTAGACGGATCGAACAGGTCTTTCCACTTCGGCGTTCGCCCGAGGATCTTCTTCGTCGTGTCCCATCGCTTCGTGCCGGCGATGCGACGCTTGCGGGCTGCGGACTGCTTGTCGTACCACGACGAGTAGACGCCTGGGTCCTTCACAGGTCCGTCGATGCTGGCGACAGTCCGCCGACCGCCAGTCGCGGCCTGAGCAAGGATGGCGTCTTCAGGAGCGAGGACCGGCTGCCAGACCCCCCGGCAGTTCGGCTCGTCTGGCAAGTCGAACCACTCCGACATCGACCGCGCCCCAGGAAACTGCGACTCGTATTCTGGCTCGACGTAGATGGTCCCATGCCGCTCCTGATGGTGCGGCCGCGTCCGCTCGTCCAGCGTCTCGACGATCCGTTGTCCGGCCATCACGTCCTTGAACGACTCGAAGGTTTCTTGCCGCGCCTGGTTGTGGACGCGGAGCGTCTCGGTCCTCGCGATTCTCGCAGCGCCGGCCCGGTAGCCATCGACGAACGGCATCAAGGACGTCACCATCGCGCGCGGGTTCTTCCCTTCCGCAATGCCTTTGCTGAGTTCGGCAGCGATGGCGTCGAAATTCATGGCTCGGCGGGACAATGCAGCGATCCGCTTTTCCCAGGTCACGCCTTCGACCGGGGACTTCACGATGGCTGAAACTCGTTCCGGAGACATCGGCCGGAAGAGTGCGGCCTCCACATCACCTTCCGGCCCATCGCCGAACTCCAGTTCGGCTTCTGCGACCTTCTTCGGCTTCTTTGACCGCTTCAGTTCTGCCAAGTAGCCCCAGTATCGAGCGGGCAACCTATCGACGAATGCCTGCCACGTGCCGATGTACGCCTGACGAACCTCCGACGTGAGTTGGCTCGTGAGCAGCGTCTGCACCTGTTGGCGAATCTGCGGCTCGCGTACATGGACGGATCGGATTCGCTTGGTTGCTGCGGAGAGGAAGAGATCGCGCCACTCTTTTTCGACGAGCCAGGCAACGGCCCGCGCCGACTTCTCGGCGCGCTCAAGCCCCAGGTCGTAAACGGACTGGAGGGCCGCCGCAAGACGCGCCTCGTCGGCGTGACGTGTCATCGCGTCAGCATCGCTTCCGCCGTCTCGCGTGGCAGTCGGAAGAAAGCCGAGAGCATCTGGACGCCCGTCTCCCTTGGGAGTTCTCCGGCCTGGACTGCGACCACGATGTCCTTCGCCGCATTGACTTGCGCGCCGTTGTAGGTCACCTGTTGGATGTCCTCTTTCGGTGCTGCGATTTCAGGTCCGCGGTCTTCTTCTTCGCCATCGCCCAGCGGCATCGACTTCCGGTCGAGGTCCTCCTCCTGGTTCCCTTGTTCCTCCTCGTAGTTGTAGCCGGCGAGCGCCGACCAGGTCTGCGAAGAGAGGATTCTGTTGCGGTGTTCGATCTCTCTGGACTGAGTGTCCTTGAGCCGATCGGTGATCGCAACGTCGCCCGCCAGCACCTGGAGTTCGAGATCGGTCAAGGCCGACTCCGGAAGCCGCCCTCCTTCGACCGCCACCTCAAGCACATGCCACATTACGTCGCGGTGGTAGAGATTCGATCCGACGAACCTTGCGCGATGAGGGTCGAGGAGTAGTTCGCGTTGCTGGCGTCCGCCGAAAACATGTGCTCTGCGAGGCCCGTCAACGCAGCAATGGTCCTCAGTTCGGTCTTGTACACCTCGACGAATGCCGACGCGTTGGCCCGCGCGTGCGGGAACTCGTACTCGACACCGATCCCGTCCAGCACGGTCCCGGGGTTCAGCCGCCGGTACCGCTCTGTCCGTTGCGTAGCGGTGTTGAGGATCTTGTAGTCGGCCTGCTCGTCGACGAACGGCTCGATGGCCGACCGCCTCGTGCCGGCCGGATACTTCCGGACCATTGCGATTGCGGCTTGAGTGTTGGCCATCGCGCTCATGTTCCGCAGGAGCTTGATTGCCCGGTCGAGGTGCTGGCGGGCCGGGTAGAGCGTCGGCAACCCACGCTTCACATTCGCATCGACGTTGGACTTGGCATGGAGGACTTCTTCGGCTTCGACCCGGTCCCCGTCAATCCAATAAGCCACGACGCGCTTGACGTCTCCGGGCTCCGTTTCGATCCCGTAGGTGTGATTGGTACCGTTCGGCTGGCTGACTTGCGCAGGCTCGACAATTCGGACGTCGAGGAAACCGCCAGGCTGCGGGTAGTAGCGCAAGAACCACTCGCCGTCGCGGTGATGCCGCTTGACGTTTTCTTGCTCCTGTCGGCACCATCCGTTCCGGTCTGTGAACTCGTCTATGACGTCTTGCGCGTCTGCGATCAGGTCCGGGTCAACTTCTCCGGCCTTCTCTCGGGTCGTGACCTTGTAGGTCAGACCTTTCCCGACCGAGAACGCCACAAGGTTCTTGTACGCCGAGACACAGAGCGGATTGTGGACCGCCATTTCGCGCATACGGGCGCGAATCTGCGCGTGCTCTTGCTCGTTGCGGAAGGCGTGTTCGTTTGAGAGCTTGCCGTCAAGGGTGCCGCCGACTGGTATCCAGTCCGGGCCGCCGTCCGGGTCCCGGAACGCGTCGCGAGGGTCAACAAACGTGTCGATGAACTCCAGCGCTTCCTTCATGGCTCGCTGCTCGAGTTCCATCACCGAGAGCTGATGGCTTAGCCTCGCAGCTTCGACCTCTTCGCGGAGTCGCTCAAGCTCAGATTTCTTGCGCGCCATCGAGTTCTCCCGTTGTCAGTTGTATCGGCCCCAGGTGGGAGATGATCTCTATCGGTCCCGGTCCAGCCGCATGATCACGTACTCCCAGTCCTTGCCGCTCGTGACTGAAGACGACTTGGTCCGCGTGAACCCGCAAGCCTCGACGAGGTCCCAGAAGTCGGACTGCGCGTGGAAGTTCCTGGCTTGCTTGAGCGGTCGAGCTGTTGGCGCCAGGCTGATGCCAATGAGTAGCGACCGGCAGACGCGGGCCATCTCTCGAAACGCGGCCTCCATGCGGTCGGCCGACAACCAGTTGAGGAGCCGGATGCACACGCCGAGTTCAAAGGCTCCGGCCTCGAACTGGAGGTCCATGATGTCGCCCATGATGAGCTTCATGGTGCGCAGCCGTTTGGCCTCGGCTTCGAGGAGCATGTCAACAGACACGTCCACCCCGACGACCTTTGGGATTGCTCGTTCCCGGTAGATGTCAGCGAATCGACCCGTCCCGACCGGACAGTCGAGGAGCGACTCCGGAACGCCGAGTAGCCTGCGAACTCCGACATCCTCCAGCCACCATTCGGGCTGCACTGTTCGGTCGCGCTCGTAGGTACGGGCTTTTTCGCCGGTGTAACTGGGTATGGACCTCATATCCGAATCGCCTCAAAGGTCTGAGAACCTCCCGAGTCTTGGTCTTTGCGCCATGAGACATTCCACCCTGGCAACCAGTCCCGCAGCCAGTGGAGCCATCGCTCGAACGGCTGTCGGTGGATGTGCAGTTCACCGAGCCCTTCTCGGTGCGCCGCGCAGTTGTGGATAGCGAGCACCATGCGGCGGCGAGCAACCCGGCCCAGTTCTTTGATCGCCGCCTCTGCGTCGCACGCCGGGATGTGCTCGATGACGTCGATGCAGGTGACCGTCTCGAACTCGTCCTTCGCGAACGGGAGCTCCGTTATCTTCGCATAGGTGACTTCCGGGCCGGCCTCCAGCAAAAGCTCCGGGACAACCTCGGTACCCATGACCCGTTTCCAGCCGCACAGCTTGAGCGCTTCGACCATCTCTCCGCGCCCGGTGCCGACATCGAGGATCGACTCGAACTCGTCTTTGCGGTCGCTGAGCAACGTCCGGAGCACACCGCGGAGACGGCGGGCAGACATCTTGTAGGCCGGGTCCTGGTACGCAATTCGGTACCGCTCGATTTCTCGGTCGCGCTCGTGTACGAGTTCGTCTTCCATCAGGTCCTCTTCCGTCCAGCCCATCACGTCACGGTACACCTCGAACACATCAGGCCCCAGCCAGGTCCGGAGTACCTTTCGCCTCGGATCGTGCGAGTATGACTTCCAGGCGATGTGCCCGCTGTCAACTCCGTTCCGGCCCGGCAGACCCTTGATCCCGATGGAGAGGTCGTCCCCGTCTACGAGGTACCTGGAACCTCGCCAGGCTCGCCAGAACCGCATATCGAGGAACGGCTTGTCAATCGGCCTGCAGGCGGCCTCCAGGGCGCCAAACGCGGCGCGTGTGACCCCTGTTGCGCACAGACTGGCGTGGCTGATGTTGTCGTGGCGAATCCACCGCAAGTGCTGGAGGTTGTACTTGCGGGCGTGTTGCTCGCCGACTGCATCGTAAGAGTCGAGCAGCGAGGCCATCCGGGAAACGTACCACGGCGGGTAGTAGTCGTCGTCCTCGATGATGATGAGCTTCCGGCCGCGGACGTGCGCCAACGCCTCCAAGAGGTTGACGGTGACAGTGTGCTTCGGGTCGTTCGGCTTGACCTTGCGGCGGATGTGCTCTTGGCCCATCGTGCAGTTCGCCGGCCGGTCGCCGTCGTCGATAACGATCCACTGCCAGTCGCCTTCGAAGTCTTGAGCCGCCATCCAGCGTTCGCACAAGGCGAACGGGATTGGCCGGTCGCGGGTCGGAGTTAGGAGGGTTACTTCGGCCACTTGGGGTCTCGCTTGCAAAGGAAGATCGGACGATGTCGCGCCAGGCCGCCTTTTCGCGCTGGGTGGAACCTGTCCCTCGGGACCTTGACTTCAAGGACAGTCGTGTAGCCGGCGTCTTCCAAGCAAGTCATCAACGAGCGTTCAGTCAGCCAGAACGACTTGTTTTCCAGTCCGGCACGGGGTTGAGCCGGGTCCTCTCCGTGCCACTCTCCGAGGACGCCGCCCGAGCAATCAGTGGCCGACGGAAGTGCAAGCTCAGTGTCGAGCAAGAGCCACGGCGCGACCTGGGCGCACCGTTCAAGTAGCAGCCACGGCTCGGTCAAGTGGTAGAGGAGTCCTGCGCAGAAGATCAGGTCGAACGTCTCGCCTCGTTCGACACAGGTCGCAAGATAGGAGATGGCTTCTGCTTGGACGAACGCGATCGGTGATTCGACGATCTCGTCAGGCTTGGTCGTTCGCGTTTCGGTCCGTGCATCCACTGCGACGACCTTGCCTACCACTGGCAACCTTGCAAGCCTACGTGCCCAGCAACCGTCCCCGCATCCGAGGTCGAGCACGTCAACTTGTTCGACTGAGTCCCACTGGTAGTCGAAGACTTCTTCGAGCAATGCGCTGTACCGCGTGGCGCGCTCCATGGTGCAGACAGGATCAACCGGACAGGTCATCGTGCCTCCCAGACCACCGAGTGCCGGCGGCAGATGTCAAGCAACACCTCAGCGCTGCGTGTGTAGGACGAAAGGCCCAGCGGCTCATCGGCCCATCGTGCGTCGCGACCTTCTCCGATGCCGACTCCGTAACTGACGATGTGCGTGACACCGAGCCTGCACAGAAGATCGAAGACCGGTTCGGCCGAGCAGTGCTGAACCTGGAGTGCCCCGGTTGCTGCGACCGGAACAGTCCCATAGCCGGCCCGGTACGTGACGACTCGTCCGCTCCACTTCTCGACCAGCGCGTCAGGGACCGGGATGGCCTCGTGGCGCGACAGGTTGACATGGAGTTTCTCCGGGAGCAACAAGAAGCTCATGCCTGCCGGTTCGCATCGGTCCGCCGCGTCGAAGTCGATGGCGTGCGCGACGTTGAGCCACGTAGGGCTCGTACAGTCTCCTTCGCCGAGGGTGTGATTGAGGAAGACGCACGAGGCGCCAAATTGGGCCTTTCGCCGTTCTACCAACCCGCGCGTAGGCCCGCGCCCGAAGACAGTGACGCATGAGGTTGCCAGTCCAGCCGCCAGTCGAAAGGCTTCACGCGAGTAGAAGTTCAGCCCGATGTGAGGAGCCCGTGGGGTCGCAGGCTCTCCCGCGGACTCGTAAGGCGCAGGCTCTGGGTACATCTGAACAACTCCGCTTGTTGCTTCGCCAGTTTCTTCCGTGCCGCCCGTTCACGTCGTCTCCGCTCTCGCGGCGGCGGTGCAAGCCGGAGCTTGCCGACACCGATGAGCCGGGCCGTCTCCGCAATCCACAGTGCGTCTGCTTCGTTGTCGTCCTGCGGTTTGAACTTCCACTTTCGGACCGCAGCCTCGTACACCTGGCGTTTGCCGGCGTTCCCTTTGCCGGTCGCTACTTGCTTGACATGGGCGACCTGTATGGGGCGAAAGGTCAGCCCGACCTTGGCGCAGGCCGCCTCCAAGTGAGCTACGACGCCGCCATAGACATGGGCAGCCGCAATGCCCTCGTGGCGGTGGACCTCTTCGTAGGCGACGACCAGGCGATACTTCGAGACGAACCTGCCGATCAAGTGCGCCTCGAAGAGTGCTCGGCACTCAAGCCATCGCTGGAACCGACCATAGGCGTCGAACTTGCAAACTCCTGACTCCAGCAAGTCACCAGCTTGATCAAGCAAGGACCACCCGCACTTGAGCGACGGGTCGATCCCGAGGTAGGCTTCCGGTCGAGGATCTTGTGCTTCGCTCATGTCGTGGACAACACTCCGCACGTCCGGCAGAAGAAGACCGTGCCCATCAGTGGTCCGCACAACCGGAAGTTCGTGAGGTTCCCTTCGAGGTAAACTGCACCGGCCTCCACGAGGTCGCCGCCGCACACAGTGGGCTCGTTTCTCCCCAGGTGTCCGTCTTCGGACACCGGAACGAACTGGAGACGCAAAGCTTGGCACTTGTTCACTTCGACCCCAGCTTCGCGACGACGTAGTCAACCATCCGCCGGAAGATCCCGATCGGGCTCTCCTTCGGGTGCGTGTCGCGGAGTTTCTCCATCACCGCGTCCGCATCCCCGCCGGCCTTCCGCCACCGGCTCATCTTGACGACCTTTTGGCGGAACGACCGGCTCTTCGCGGGCCAGCGTTTCCGCTCCATGAATCGGGGAGCCTGGTTCATTCGTCCTCCTCCAATCTCGCGCATGGGATGCACCACGTCTGCTTGCACGCTGAGCAACGCCAGACTTCGACAGTCTCTGCGCCGGCCATCAAGTGAACTCGGATCTTCTCGACAACGACGTTGTAAACCGCGTTGAACCGAGCTTCGTAACCGTCCGTCGGGAGCGCACCGATCTCCGTGCCGTCGCCGTAGGCCATGCCGAGGTTTCGGCAAATGTCGTGGCCGCACGGTCCATCCGGAAACTCGGCTGCCACGTCAATCCTCTCTCGGTGCAGGGTTGTCGAGAATGAAGCACGCGAGGTCATAGGCAGGTTCACCGTTGAGGTCGTCGTCGAGACTGCGGACGCGCTTCTGCGCAGGAACTTCGACGTAGTGACGACACCGCGGATTGTAGCACTCGACCCCGACAAAAAGGATCAAGGCACACGGAGCCCCGCAAGTCGGGCACTTCACGTCGGTTCACTCCGAAACAATGCGATCGACATACTTCTTCCAGGTGTCGGGCTCGTTGATCGGGTCGATGTCGCCAGAGAACCAAGAGTCGAACTGGTGGAGGTGCCGGAGGTCCTCGACCAGGCCGACCATGTATGTCGCAGCGGCCTTCTCTTCGTCGTTTGAGTAAGGATCGAACAACGTCTCGTGCGCCTGCCTCGACGCTTGCAGTGCGACGTATCGCAGGCAGGCCGCCAAGGCTCGGAGCTTCTGTAGGCGCATCATCAGGCGACCCTATAGCCGACGTTGCAAGTGATTTGCTTTTGAATCGTGAACCCGGCCGGAAACGGATCCGGCGCCGTGCCATCCCATGCTCTCGCGACGTTGTAGTTCGTCTGCCAATTCGCGATGTTGTCGAGCATGGCATCGAACCCGAGATGTGCGAGGTGCGGGAAGCTGTCGTAAGCTCCGGACTGGCCCTCGATGGCTACACCTGCATCACTCGCCTGCCACGCTATGATCTTGAGTCCAGCCGTCAATGCGACCGGTGCTGGGAGGACAAAGATTCGTTCCGTTTCTCCACCTGCTACCGTCTCGATCTTCGAAGCGAGCAAATCGGTCGGTTCACCGGCGGAATCTGTGTCGTACACCGCAAGCAACAGATCACCGCCGGACCCCGCCAAACAGACCAACGCATCTATGGTCACGTCTTGCGGGACCGGCATCGGAAACCCGTGCAGGTTGGCGTGAATTCCAGACAACGCGCCGGTGGGATTTGCCGTCGGCCGGCCGAGGGCATGGTGGTAGATGGCCCCTGAGACATACGCAAACGGGATGATGCCTGCAGCGCCAGAAGGTCCCTGTGGTCCTTGTGGCCCTTGTGCCCCGGGATCGCCTTGTGGCCCTTGTGCCCCTGCCGCTCCTGCCGCTCCTGCCGCTCCTGCAGGCCCTGGCGGTCCTGGCCGTCCGAACAATCCACCGGCCATCAGATACCCCCCCCGCCGAGCGCTACGCACTCAGAGATTGCCGCCTGGCTCGCTGCATCAGCTCTGAGCCGCAGCCGAACCTCATGGACATCCGGAACACTGATCGTGATCTGGATCCGGTACGACCCGCCGACGCCATCGATGTCGTGATCCGCAACCTGGATGCGTCTACGCAACGCAATCACGTTGCTCGGAGTCGCAGGAGGTGTCGTGGCCGAAGTCGCGACCTCTTCCATGACCTGGGTCCAGGTCGCGCGGTTGTCGTTCGACGTTTCGATTGCGTACTCGATGTAGTTCGCCGTGCCGAACGTGGCCTTGAACCGGAAGTTGACGGTGGCGTGCGGTCCGCACAGAAACGGTAACGATGCCCACTGACCAGCCGGCAACGTCTCCGGAGTCGCGAAATTGAACGAGTCCGGAAGGGTCGCAGGAGCGTCACCGTCGAGGATGTTGATTTCGGACCCAGACTTGAACTCGTTGTACTCGTTCTGTGGCGGCATCAGTCCTCTTCTCCAGTCCCCAGCTTCGCGATCATCTTGTCCACGTGCGCGCTTGCTACGCGGTGGAGTCCTGCGACCAGCGGAACAAGCCCCGAGTAGTAATATCGGCATTTGATCGGGTTGCTGCCGTCCTTCCGGCAGAACGCGACGATCATGGCGCCTGTACGCCGATCGAGTTCTTCGATGATCTCGTCGGTTGTGGCGAACGACAAGGCCGTCGGGACCGGGGCTTCTTCTTCGTTCATAGGAACATGACTCCGTAGACCACGGCCAGCGCAGCGAGTGCGCAAGCCGCGAGAATCATCGGCAACGCCTTTGGCTCTTGGTCGGCCACTTCGACGCGACGTTGCCACTCCTCGTACCGCCAGCGCGGCATCGTGATGGTGTCCTGCGTGACGAGATTGCCTTCGACCAGCTTGCTGTCTCGGTCGATTTCGTCCAACCGCTTGAGGGCGGCGATGGCCTCGTTGCGCCAGTACTCGGTGGAGGTCCGCTGCTCTTCGAGGCGCTCGGCGAGTTGGACCTTGGACCGAGCGAGGTCCGAGACTTCAGCGCGGAGCTTTTCGAGGTCGTCTTGCGCCGACTGGACTCGGTCGCGAAGTGCGTCCGCGTCGAGGAGGTCAGTGGGCAGCTGCTCGGTGGGTAGCTGCTTATAGAGATGGCGCAGGCCCGGCGGAATCGTCACAGTACACTGCCCCAGGTATCGGTCTATGTCGTTCACGGCGCATCCTCCAACTTCACGGCCTTGTCCCTGGCCGCTTTCGCTGCCTCAATCCAAGCCTGCTCGCGCAGCAGGTCAGCCAGGTCGGCGTACATGATGTTTCGGTAGTGCTCGCCCATGTACGACTCGTACTTGAGCCCCAGCAGGAACATGCGCGGGACCTTATAGACCACTCCGCTTTCCGGGTGAGTCCAGTCTTCCCAGCTTTGGTATTGGATCTCTTGCTCCGGCAGCGGGACGATGATCCGGATCGGGCGGGCTGCTTGGCAACCTACCAGCGTCAGCAAGCCGATCAGCAAGATCGCGAAGTGAAGCCATGACCCCGTCGTTCTCGATTGTTGCGGCATCGTGCTCTCCTCTGCGCAGAATTGAGTTTTGGGTTTCTCGGATCGCGGCTTCGACCTGCAAGACCTTCGCTTCGAGCCTTGCCTCTGCCTCGGCGTGTTTCGCGGTCAGCGTCTCGACCCACCAAGCGCCGGCCTTCCAGACAGCGAGCCCGAACAGGCCGAGGAGAACGATGACCGCGACGATGACTTCCATCAGTTCTCCGGGCCAGAGTCGCTCAGGTCGAGAACTCTCACGTCGTCTCCGAGTATCTGCCGGAGGATGAGTTCCTCACGCCGCCGGGCGATCCGTTCTCCGAGGCGACGTAAGTTCTCACGGGTCTGCAAGGCTTCGGGTGCGAACTCTTGATGCTTCTCGTCTACGCGCTTGTTCACCTCGGGATCTCCACGAGGTAGGACACGGCGATGAGGATGATCACCATGAGCAGCATGAAGAACATCAAGTCGAGCAGCATCATACGCCCCCGGTGTCGTCCTTGCGCCCGGCCAAGGCCGACTTGATGTCCCGGGTCACGCCGACCTTCGCGAACGTCACGGTCAGCGCGGCGATGACAGCGGCGCCGAGCACTGCCGGTGTCGCTTCAAGTTCTGGAACGTCGTACCAGCCGACCAGGTCGACGAGCACAACCAGAACGGCCGACCAGACCGTCCCGTAGGTTTTCCAGCCGTCCGTCTTCTTCTTCAACCAGTCCACTTCGGTCCTCCTCTCACCTTTCCCATTTTCCGACGATTCGTTGGTCCGTCCGAACCCAAGTCGCACCGCGTTTCTCTTCTTCGATTCTCCAGAGGAACCCGCCCGGGCCGGCGTAGGTCATTTTGCGCTTCGCCGGGTTCCCGTTCTGGGCCGGTACGTCCTGGAAAGTGATCGTCCGCTTCGGCCTGCGCGACTTCGCAGCACAGCCGACCATCAGCGCAGCCAACAAGACGATCAGGAGCCGCATCACGTTCCGACCTCGAAGAAGAACCGAGAGATTGCGAAGCTGCCGGCGATTCCGAGGACGGCTGACAGGATGTACATCGCGAAGACCTTCCAGAGCGGAAGAAGACCGGCGTTCTCAACCTCGGCCTGCTCGACACGTTCCAGCAGCGCATCGAAGTCCGGCTTCGCCATGGTGACCGTCTCCCGCCCGACGAGGTAGCCACCGACCAGGCGTTGGTCCCGGTCGATCTCGTCGAGTCGTCGCTCGGCGTCTTGAGCCCGCACGATCCAGGTCAGCAGTTCTTTGTAGTCGCCTCCGCTGCGCTTCTTCAGTTCGTCGTTCTCGAACTGGAGGTCGTCGCGTTCGTCGGCGAGCGAGTCGATGGCTTCGTTTGCACGGTGCAACTGCTCCTTGTAGCCGTCTCGGCTTTCGACGACTTGCTTGACTTTTTCGTCGACCCGGTCACCGATCCCGGCCCCGACCGCTTCCGCAATGCGCGCAATGCGCACCAAAGCCGCTTCATGGTCCGCCGACAGAACGCAGGGTTGACTCCCGACGACGAGATGAAGCACCGCGTCGGTAACTGCCGTGAACCCGTCCTTCGTTCTCCAGCAGTGCGTCTCGAAGTCGTAGCTCAGCCCGGCGCCTTCGAGGGCCTGCGTGAGTCGTTTGTCTGGCTCGAACTTCTTGCCCCACGGTGGAGACCCCAGCTCCCCAGCAGGGTTGCACGGAAGTTCGCCGCAGAATGGGAACTGGACCACTTTGGCTGTGGCCGTGAACGGCCACCACTTTTGCTTCGCGATGTGGACGATACGTGCTGCCATCAGGATCCTCGTACAGGTTGCGACCAGGAGGTAGGACTCGAACCTACGGTTTCCGGATTATGAGCCCGGCGGGGACGCCGCTCCCCCACTCCTGATTGTGTGCTGGCAGCATTGGACGTTTTGAAACCCAATACGCTGGAGGCGTCGAAGGGCCGTTCCCAGAAACGCGGGGCAGCTGCCAGCGATCCGACTGTACCTCGACCCCCTGACAGGTTACTTGGACCCTTCCAACCTCGCTACTCGTTCCTCAAGCCGACCAAGCCTCTCCGGAACATGGCTGTCAACGACGACGGCTGCCGCGCGGTCCAGTGCCCCGAACCGATCCTGCAACAGCTCCACTTGCCGCGCCAGGCCGTCAAGCCGTGCCTGAATGGCGAGCTTGAAGATCCACGCCGCAGCCGGGACGACGAGCCCGACAACTACGTTGACCATCACCGAAACGAGTTGCAGGTCCACCATGTCAGTTTGCGTCCTCCTCTGCTTGGGTATCGGCCCGCTGCCGCAACGCTTTGACTGCTGCCCTGGCGACCTGAGAGATTCGGGACTCGGAACGGTCGAGCTTCTTGCCGATTTCACGCAACGACAATCCGTTGAGCCGGTACTTGACTACGAGCCGTTGCGTGATCGGCAATTCTTCGATCCATGCGCTTGCCATTGACGCAAGTAAGTCCACGTCGTCTTCGTAGCGCGCAAAGTCATCGAGGTCCAGCTCGGCGAGCGACAAGGGCGCCTGGCAAGCCCAAGCCTCCGGCAACGTGACCTCGGCGAACGCGGCGCACTCTGCGAGCGAAGGGACGCGCTCTTCTTCTTGAGCGATCTCCTGGGCGATGGCGTCAAGCCGAACCGCGAGTCGAAGACGGCCGCGGACGCCTGACGGTGACTCACTGCGCAACCCGTCCACAATCGCGCCTTTGATCTGGAGCCACAGGAAGCGACCCCACTGGTTCGGATGGACGCTCTTGTCGCGACGTTGCAGCGCGCACCAGACGCCGGCCCTGCCGTAGTTCCTGGCTACGTCAAGCAAGTCACGCGGGAGGTTCATCGACCGCACGATTTTCTCGATGAGCGGATCGTGCTCGGCAAGCGCCTCAGTCGAAAATGAGCCGCGACCCAAGGTCATCCCCTTCCGTCCCGGTGACGTCGCGCCGGAGCCCCATGATGAGATACCGAAGCGCGTCGCAAGCATGGTCGTCTTTCTTCACCGGCAGGTCCCGGGCCGGGTCAGGCCCTTTGCCTTTCCGTTTCGGGTAGTGATATCGCTCGAGCTCCCAAGCGAGCATCTCGCAATCGAGTCGGCCGAGAACCGGGTGCGTCTGCAAAGTCTCGTCAAGCAGGAACATGATGCCCGGTAACCCATCCCGGCGGACCTCCAACATGGACTCGACCTCTTCGAGCCCAGCGGTGACGTCTTTCTTGGCTGGTGTCGTTGCAATCCCTTGCCCTTCGAGTTCGAGGCGTTCGGCGCGGTCATGGTCGCACCACGGCGGCGCGTCCAAGGGCGGCACCAGGTCGAGGATCAGCTGCGCCCACTTCGAGATCCGTATCTCGGCACTGTACAGCATGCGGAAGACAACGAGGCGGCGCGACTCCGGGTCCTGGGCTGCAACGAGGACCGCCGTAGGGACGCCGGTCCCGAAGTCGATCCCTGAGAACTTCCTCCAATGGTGCGGAATCGGCCACGGCGCAACCTTGCGCCCATCATCGTTCACGAGGTGTCCAGACCCGACTCGGAGCCCGTGGATTCGACGGTCGAACTCCTTGAACACGAGCCCTTCAAACGATCCGTAGTCACCTTCGATCCGTATCTGGCGCTGCCGCTCGGACAGGTTCGCAAACCGACGTTCGACCGCCTCTTTCGACAGCACGCCGGCCTCGGCCGCTTGAAGGGTCGAGGCCCGGATCGTGATCGTCTCTGCTTCGCGTTCGTACTCCTTGAGCCACGGCTCACGTCGTACGGGCGTCGCAGACACGAGCAACCACCCGTCGCTGTCCAGGAGCCGCATCCGGATCTCCTCGACGACGTCTTCGGGGTGCTCTTCGTCTACCCAGCACAGGTGCAGGCCCGCGCCTTGGAACTTGTCTCGGCCTTGCTCGGCGGACTTGAACTCGATGGACGACCCGTCGGGCCACGGCAGATAGCGCGGGACCTCAGGGCCCCTCTTCCGCCACCAGGTCGCCTTTGCCTTCACGCTGTCTGGCACGAACTGACGCATCACCGGCCAGACCATGCCGCCGACGCCGTCCTCGAAACTCACGCTGCTGATCCAGACCCGGACCGGCTCCGGCACGTGCAGTCGCGTCAACTGGCGCGAGGCGAAGCCAGTTACTACAGCCGAACACCCGAGCGTCTTGCCGGTCCGGTTCCCGCCACGGTAGAGGACCTGCTTCGACCGACAGAGCGCGTCTTCGAGTTTCGCTTGCGGGCTGTACCCGTCTGGGGTAACCCACGGCGAGTAGCGTTGAGCGAGCGGTGACCGGATGGCCTGAATGGCTGAACGGATTACGAGGAGTTCGTCATCGTCTCCGGGGTTCATCGGAACTTCGTCCGCGGGTACGCGAAGTTCCGCCCGATCCTCTTCCACGCCCAGACGCCGTGAAGTGGTGGCCATGAGAATCGCTTGACCACTCGCTCTGAAAAGGTGAACAAGTGCCGGAGGTAGCAAGCCATCGTGCCGTCTGGCCTTTGAGCCTGGACCGTGTACCCGGCCTCGCGGTCGTAGAAGCGGGAGCAGGCTCCTTCTGCACACTCGCAGACGCCTTCCTCACGATTGACGCAATCCTTCGAGTCCTGTGGTCCTGCGCGGTGGCAGCAACAGGAGAAGCACCGCGGACACGGACAGCTCTGCGTGTGCATGGTCGTCGCATTCATGCTTCACCTGCGTCTTCGAGTGCTGCCAGTTCATCGGGCGTGAGGTCGCGCCACCTTCGGAGGTGACGCCGCTCACTCCAGTGACCTGTCTTCCAAACGCGTTGCTTGTCGGTGACTTTGCAAAACTGGACCCCGGCACCTTCGACGCGGACTTCGAAGATATCTCCTGCGGCGATTTCCGCCTCTGTGAAGGGTTGTGACGGTCCTTCGTATTCGACAAGCCCCGAAGGAAGTACCAGGGCGAACTGTGCGCGCCGATCGTCGACGGCATATAGAACTCCGGCAAAAAACTCGACGCTCATTCTGCTTTCCCCATCCGCCGGGCGATCAAGCTGCCCAGCATCTCGTGAAGCTCTTCGAGGCTCGCTCCGATGAGCGAGTCCTCTTCGGTGCCAGGCGCAGACGTCCGCATCCCGATGACGACCTGGAGGGCCTGCGTCAACTTCGCAATGTCCGTCGCCGACACCTTGTACTTCTCATTGGCCTGGACCTCTGCGTAGGCCGACATGGCCTGCGAGACGATCCGCAGCTGCCGCACTTCGAGGTCCGCGAGGACCCGGGCTTCATGTTCGCGGACCTCGTCGAGTATCTGCCGGCGCCGTTGCTCTCGGTGCTGGTCGCGATCCACCTCCCACGGCGGTTCTGCCAGCCGCGCCATCTCGTATACGCGGTTGGGCGCGACGCCGATGAGCTTCGCCGCGTCTGAAAGGGTCTTGATCGGCTGGCCGGTCAACCGGTCCCGGCCGGTGACGTAGGCCACGTAAGCCCGGTCCGCTTTGTCTGGCGGGAGACTTGCCGGTGTTGCTCCTTCCGAAGTCTTGATCGGCTTACCGCTCACCTTCGGCAGCAAATCTGTAGGCAGATCCGGGAGTTCGCCGACGTTTGGTTCTGGCAACCCATCAAACGGACCTTCCGGCACGCCCCGGCTCTTGAGGTGGTCGGCGTATCCGTCCGGCCCGGCCGCAGACCGGAATTTCAGCGCATAGAACGGGCTCCACGCGGAGACATGCGGAACCTTGATCCGCCTGAGGCATCCTTCTGCACCCGCTCCGAGCGCAATCCAGGTCGGTTCTGCATTCTTGAAAATCGACTCCAGCTCTTTGAGCCCTTCGCGTTGAGACTTGCCTTCCGTGTCTTTCGCGTTCGTCAGGAAGACCTGCAGCTCATCCCACCCGAGCCGCCGTAGCGCCTGCATGAGCAGCCCGCCAGACCGGGACAGGAACGGCCTCCTGTTCCCGCCTGGATGCTTGTCGCCAACAAGGACAAGCCTCGGTGCTGGGTTGCCGACTCCAATCTTGAGGTCTTGCACACGCTGGAGGGTCGGCCATAGCTTGCGCCTCGCGTCCTCCGGGTCCTTCGGCTTCTCTGGCAGTCGGATCATTCCCGCCAATTCAAGACGCGGGTCTGCCTTTTGGCTGACCCAGAGGGGCCCTTGGGATACAGAAAGGAGCCGACTGTACCCCAAGGACCACCATCCAGGATGCTCCTCCGGAAGCTCCGAAAGCAGGAGCTTCTCGTCGATTGCCGTGCTCTGCAAGTACAGCATTCCGCCTGCGCGTGTACGGTTGTGGAAATCAGCTGCTATCGAACCTTCGCGAGTTCAAAGAACTCGTTCCGGGCCTTTTCGTCGCGTCTCAATGCTCCCAGCATACACGACGTTGTAGTCACGGAGCCAGGCACCTTGACGCCCCTCAACTCCATGCACAGGTGTCGCGCCTTGATGACGACGCCGACCCCTGCCGGCTGGAGGTACCGATCGATGGCGTTCGCGACCTGAGACGTGAGCCTTTCCTGCAACTGGAGTCGGTGAGCGAAGCAGTTGAGAAGGCG